ATCAAGGATTGCTTGGTGGCCTCCATGCCAGACACAGTCGAAGACTGGTCGGCAAGTCCAGAGTATAAGAAACTTATACACTGGGCATATTCTCTAGGTTCTCATCGAACCGACAGAGTAACTAAAGAGTGGAAAAAGTTTTCCGCTCTTGTAAAGTGGTTGGCCCTACAGTCAAAGACTGTAGCACCGGAGTTACCCGGGGATTTCCCGGGCTTCCATGGCACGTGGAAAGTGCCCGAGCTTCCGCCATTCTGGCAGAGGCTCACACCGTGGCTGTTACCCGTCACGGTGCGAGGGGTGAAAAACAAAGTCGAGGCAACACGACTTGTTCACCTCACCGCCAGCAGAGGTTTCCCTGCTGGCGACCGCAAGACAAGGCAGGAGTCACTCGAGAAACACTCGAGGACTCTGCACTCATCTCACGATACGACGGAGGTGCGCAGGAAAATCCTGGAGCGCCTCTCCTACTTTGTAGGTCGTTTGTGTGAAAGACGGTCCGTTGATGAAGGTTATACCTCAAACGGACATCTATCACTTACATCTAGTGCTTCACTGGACGTAAGTGTAAAAGATGGAGGGCGCGCGACCGAGGTCGGAGCAAAGTTCCGGCTCTGGGCCGGCGCCATCCCTAGCCAGGAGGTGGTTTCCACCACCTGGTTTAACCGATCTTTCTGGACTTTACCAGATCGACCGCGTTGGCAAACCATGTGCAGGTCTGAACTTGCACATGATGCCTCACATGAAGCCGGAGAATCCGACGATCGTGTGAACCTAGACTTTGAAAATTTCAAAGTCTCGGATCCCATATTTGGGCTCGATAGTACCACAGGCTTTCAGCTTTTACAGTGGTCTATCGAGGAGGGTATCCTGCAAGGTGGCTTGCAGGGCACGCCGTTCGTTTCGAACGATACCCTCAGGCTTGGTAGAGTAAGACCCTCTATCAGGCCGTCCGCGATCGGCGAACCGGGAGCAAAATCCCGGGTCGTTACGGTTGCGGAGGACTGGGTAACAATGTTACTACAGCCCTGGTGCCATCATGTCATTGGCATGTTGAAAATGCACCCTTCTGCCACTTCTGGTTTGACCAGGGGATGGCAGATGTTTGAATGGGTTAAGCGACTTTCCAAAGTCGCTCAACCCCCGCAAGTCCGATTCTTATCATCGGATCTTACGACTGCCACAGATTACTGTGTGCATGAATACTCTCTAGCTATGCTAGAGGGCTTTCATAGAGGTATTGGTCGGTCTTCCGACCCATACTTCCAGGTTTGTGCTGAGCTTCTATGCTCAGGACGAACCTATGAAGGTGACTCGATCAAAGAAAACTTTGATCGTGTCACGTCCCGGGGTATCCTGATGGGAGATCCCGGGGCGAAAGCTGTTCTAACACTGCACAACCTTTGTGCAGATGCTGAATCACTTCTGCGCTACCAGCATGGGATGCTGGAAGCCTCTGACGATGAGTTTTTCGAACTCCTCCGTCAGTTAAACGGAATTCCTCCAGTTTCCTGGAGGCACTTCGTTTGTTCTGGAGACGACCATTTTGGTCAGGGTCCAGAAGCTTACCTATCTAGAATTTCTAGATGCCACGACGCCAACGGTATGTCGGTGTCATGGCCCCAGAACTTTTTAAGTTCTGTAGGTGGTTTCTACTGTGAGGAGATGCTCCTCATAGCAGGACTTCGTGCAGACCAGATCTGGAAGGTGGACATTCCCCTTCGAGATCGGAAGTACGAAGATCAACCTCACATCGATGCGATGAAAGTGAGGTTACTTTCCCCATGCTCACCGGAGCCTGACGGGAAAGATGAGCCACCCCCTGCCATTGGCAAGGCCCGCCAGATGCAGGGCATGCTGGCCTGGCTCGGTGGAGGTTGGAGTGTTTTCACTCCAATCTTCAGTTCCAGGTGGGAGTACCGGATGGAGGCTTACCTCCCTCCGGCACCGAATCGATACCTCCCAGTTGCACTGGGGGGGATCGAAGCTCCCGCCTACCATCTGTCAATGACAGATGTAAGGAACAGTTTGCGTTCATTGAACGTTTACCGTGCTTGGTCCATCGAGCAAGTACTCGATGGAACGGCGACCCCCTTGCTGCGTCGTGCTCTCGCGAGTTTCGCGACGAACGCACGCGCCCGAGGAATTTCCTCCGATCTGATCGAAGATCAGATCAAAGAAATGCTCCAGATCGCGGACCTTGTCCACGGCCTGGACGACGAGGGCCTTCGTCAGAAGGCTCTTGTCTCTACCGAAGATTGGAGGAATCTACGGTACAGAGATAAGGTATCCGTGGCGAAACGCCACGGCCTTATAACTGTGGATGACGCGATCTCAACGATCGGTCGTCCATATCTCTTCCGGGATATGTTATATCCCGAGATGAGTGCGAAGCACGGAATAGATCCGTATCGCACGGGGCAGTATGAGGCTGTCCCGTGGCCTAAAAGGCTCGCAGCTCACCTTGATAATATCAAGGGAGCAATCTCATTCCCTCAATCCGGTTATACCGGGCTGAAGGAAGACACCATTGAGCGTATCGCTCGATGGTGCGTCCAGAATATCAGTCTGGACATTCCTAAGGAAGTATACTTCTTCCCTATGAAAGTTGTACCACGAGGAGCTCGCGACATTACGGACACCCCTGTAAGTACTTTAAAAGTCTCACAGGAGTATGGCGTTCCCGCCGGGAGATGGTGTAGAGCCGTAGCCATACAACATTGGATCCCC